TAACTTCTGAAGAAGGATCATTAGAAAGTATATAGCTATCATTTTGATTATCAAATCTACTTTCTTTCATAATCCAATTTCCTGATGCACCATATTCTTTTACAATAACTAATTTTGGTTTAAATCCGAGATAGCAGAAACTTCCGTCAACCGAACCGTTGCCAACATAAGAACCAAACTTGCTGAAGCCTTTAATTTCGCTGAAGCAATAAGCAATTATATTATTACCAGAACCATTTGTTGAAAGTGAATTACCAACAGTAAATGTTGAATTTGTTGGAGATGTTGCATTAAAAGTTCCATTAGATAGAGATTGACCATCAGTTAAATCTAAAAACATAATTTGATTGTTTCCCATAGTTTCATGATAAACTACCCAATTACTTGTAGTACTACGATTTTTAATAATAATCATTTTAGGTGTAACACCTAATCCATGACCAATTGTTGCACTAGAAGAACCTGTTCCTGTATAAGACACAATACTAAATCCACTTGTTGTATTAGCACTAACAGTAGAGTTTATATCTCCAACTGTGTTTGATGCAGTTGTGTTTGAGGCTAACCAATTCCATGATGCAAATGTTGCAGAATTAGCATTTATTATACTATCTGTGCCAAGAGTAAAACCATCATTATCAAAAGATTTAACATAATTACTTGATGTATTTTCTGCATTAGTTAAATTTGGATATAATCCTTGATTATTACCTCTAACAGCATCAGTAAGTGAATGAGGTGTAGCGGCAGACCTTGATTTAATCCAAGTCATATCTGGTTGAAATCCAACTCCTGTTATAGCTGTATCTGTTGTACCATTACCTGTATAAAGTTTAGTATTAAAATAATCCGAAGGTTTTTTAATTGTAGTGTAAGCCATTATAAATTTAATCCTTTTGTTGATAAAGCAGTATAACCTGTTGGAACATCATATTCAAATATTCCTATACCACTTGCGTTAGTTCCTGCACTAGCTACTGCTGTAGTTCCAAAATAGCCATTACCGAAGTTCCAATCTACTTGAGAATTATATTGTTGTGTTCCTGGAATTAAATCTTTGGTTTGTAAGCTACTATGTGTTTCTGTATAAATTTGTGTTCCATTTTTCCAAAAAGTAATTGTTCCATTTACTTTATCAACACCAACACTAATTATATCACCAGCTCCAAAAGTAGCATAAGTACCACCAGGAATACCACTTTGACCAGTTATAGTTCTTTCAATACCACCTGCGTATGTATAAGCAAATCTATTAGTATCCATATCAGATTGTACTGAACCTCTTACAGTTCCAGAAGCATCATAAACACCAATATAAGGATATAACCCACTTACAATTTTTGCTTCCCAATAAAATTTTCCGCTTTGACCAATCATACCTATTGTTGCTTTACCTGGTTGCCAAGCATCAGATGGAGATACACTTGTTGTATTACCATTACTTAAAGCCAAACTTGAAGATTTATCTAAAGGATTCATTGTGCAAAAAACATTTGAAGGATTATCTTCAGTATTCGTTAATGTACCACCTGCAACTGTAAAGTTATTACCGTTACCAGATTGGTCAGTAACACTATTACCATCTTTTAAAATAAAGTAACCATTAGTTCCATAAGTTACACTTACATCTGTTTTAATTTTCCAAACACCATTGGCATCATATTCTCCAAATGCTGTAGCATCATAAGCTGTGCCATCTATAAAGTGAACATGAGACATTGAACCATCAAAATAATTACCACCAGCAGAACTATATTTACCTAAAAAATTTGTATAACTTGCTGTGCCTAAAGCTAAATCAAGATTTTGTGATGGGTATGTTGCTGGAGAAAGTGATGTTTCTTGAGAACCATTTATATAAATTTTAACTCTATCACTTGCTGTTGCTTGTGTTGTATCTACTTCAACTACAATATGATACCAAGCTGAAGTATCTCTAAATAACCTAGATGTTTCAATATTAATTGATGTTGAACCACCTAATGTATGTTGTACTAAAATTTTATCAGATGCTGTAAATTGAACATCAAATCTATTGTTATTATCTAACCAAGTTTCAAATATTTGTTGTTGTGCTGATAAGTTTGCTCTTTTTACCCAAACAGAAATAGTAAATATTCTTCTGCTTGTAGCAGCTCCTTGTGTAAATGATAAATATGTACTAGCCATTAGCAAATCTCCGATTTGAAAATTGTATTCATTAGTTAAACTGTGCTCCCCCTGTTGCACCAAATGATGATGTCAAACTAAAACTTCTGTCTGCTGTTTGACCTTCAGCATCTGTTGCTCTGATTGTAAAATTATAAGTTGTTGCTTGTGTACTAGCACCACCAAAATCGGTTGTACTTAATACACCACTAGATGATAAAGTAACATTAGCTGTTGTCAAGTTACTTCCTACTTCACTAAATGTAACAGCACTATCTGATGTTGCAACTACTGTTGCTAAAGTACCAGAAAAATCTCCTGCAAAAGTACCTAAATCTCCAGCCGCAGTTGTCCAAGTTGGTGCATCTGATACTGTTAAAATATTAGTAGATGATAATACTGAATTACCATCTGGGTTTTCAATTCTAATTTTATATTGTGCATCTACACTTAATGTTGCTTGTACTGTTAAAGATGTTGAGTTATTAAATGTTATTGTATCTGCTGTGTACCATATACCTGTTGATGGATTTAAAAATTCTACTTGAGGAACTGATGCAAAATTTGAACCAGTTATTGTAATTGAAGTTTGAGCATTAGTGATTGTGTCTGGAGAGATAGAACTAATTGTAGGTTTTGTTTCTCCAATAGTTACACTTCCACCTAATGATACTGCTGAACCATTGATTGTAATTGCACCGCTTCCAGTTAGTCTAGCATTAGCGATTGTTCCAGATGTAATATTAGAACCATCAATAGCTGCAACACTAAATGTTCCATAAGCAACAATATCTACTACATCACCATTTGTTAAAGCTGAAGCAAATACAACTTCAGTACCAGAAGTAATTGTAATATCTGCTGAAGACATACGAACCCCATTAACATAGACATCCGCAAATCCCGCATCGTATGCCAAAGTTGCACCATTATCATCCACACCAGATACAGAAGTAGGTGTACCAGATATTGTGTATGTAAATCTAGCAGAAGTACCATTTACTGTAGAACCTGCTGCACTCCATCCAGATGATTTGTAAACTTTTAATTCATTAGCAGTTGTATCAAAATATAAATCTCCAATGTCTAAAGAGGTAGTAGGTGCAGTTGCAGAAATTCTATAAACATTTCCAAAATTTTGAACTGAAGTTAAATTATTATTTACATTCTGAATTACAGGAAGATTAGTATTAACATTTTGAATTGGAATAATATTTGTAGCTACTGATCCAATATTATTTGAACCAGATAAATCTGTTGCTACTGTTCCAATCGTATCGCTTCCAGCAAGATCTGTTGCAACTGTTTGAACATCTGCACTATCGGTACTTACTTGAGTAATGTCAGTTCTAATTGTATTTAGATTTGAAATTTCTGTAGTTAAAGTTCCAAGATTAGTTAATTCTGTATTTAGTCCAGCAAGTGTTGAAATATTATTTGTTGGCGAAATTTGTCCAGCAACTAAATTAACATTTGTTTGATTTGTTCCAGTTAAAGCTAATTGTCTCCAAACAGTATTGGTAAGGTCATAAACCTTCATCAACTCATTTGTAGTATCGTAATATAAAGCTCCATCCTGGAGAGCATTACCATCGTTGTCTAAAGTTGGATCTGTTGCTTTAGCTCCTAAAAATCTATCATCAAAAGTATCTAACGCAGCTTCAGCTGCTGCTTGTGCTACCTCTGCTGCTGTTTGTGCGGTTTCTGCGTTTGTCTCCGCTAGTTCTGCTGCTGTCTTTGCAGTTTCTGCATCGTTCTTATAAGTTAAAGCATTTGATTCACTTGTCGCTGCATTGTTAGCTGAAGCTAGAGCTTCGGCAGCTTTAGTTGTTGCAGTATTTGCAGCAGTAGTAGCAGTTTCTGCGTCTACCAATAAATCCCATTTAGCACTATCTGTGTTTGTAGTTAGAGGTTCAGCACCAGAAGAAGTGTGACCTGTATTACATAAAAATATATTTCCTGTTGAGGTATCTTTTACAATATCTCTAGCAGCATAAGTGGTACTAGCAGACCAATTTCCCTTAAATGTTCCCAGCTCTTGCGATACAACAAGTTCTCCATTAGAATCAAAGCCAAAAATTTTTCCTGCTCTATCAGTATCACCAACAGTAAACTCTGTAGAGTTCATGGTGTTTGTTCTTGAAAGTTTTATACTTCGATCAACCTCTTCTTGAAGTTGTTGAAGTGTCATCATTGCACGATCCAATCCCTCTTCATGTGATTCCGCAGGGAAAGGATCATTAGCGATATAATCAATCGCTTGTGTTTGCGGAACAGCTCTTCTAATCACAACAGTTTCAGTAGCAGTTGGTATATTACCTGCTGTGAATACAATCGTTCCACCAGAAGCAGAACCTGCACCTGTTACTGTGTAGTGAGTAGTTAAAGTTTTTACTGTTTCAGTAGCTGTCGCATCTCTAATGATAACCTGTAAATCTGTGTCAGCAAAGATCTTGAATGTGTAGTTGAAGGTATCAAGAGTACCATTACCTGCGTATGAGTTCTTTACTGTAGTAGATGATATTGTCATATTGTTTCTCTATATTAAATTATTTATTCTTTGTCTACTTTAATAGTATAAACTTCCTTATCATAATATAAGTTAATTGCGTGTTTAGCTTCTCTAATCATTTCTTTAATCATTATATTAGTCATATGTAATTTGGCTTCTGGAGATTCCTTAGGATCTTCATTAATATTTCTTATAATTTGTTCTTGAACTTGCAATGCTTTATATGCTCTTTCTAATACTACCCAATTTTTAGGTAGTTTTTCTTGTTCTATTTTTGCTTTTTCTATTTCACCTTTTTGTTCTAGTATTCTTTTTGCATTAATTCTTTTCATCACAGGTTCGTATAACTTTCTAAAATCAGTTATAGGTTCTGCATTTCTGTCTGGATTTTTAATTATAAGAGCTTTAATAACAGGATATTCTGATAACATTTTTTTTCTATTTTTAGATCTATTTACAATACCAACAGCATCTAATAATGAATCTGATAATTGTAATATATATCCACCAATACCACCAGACCAACCTCTCCAAGCATTTTCTAAAACAAGAGGTGAAGATGCTTTTGAAAAATCATCACCATTTACTTTTCTAATTAGACTTGCAATTAACTTCATAGTTTCAGATGTGTAATCAGTATATTGATATTCTGATGGAACATTTTCTAAACCAGCAGGAATAATAGGTCTATCAAAAAAGAAACTTCTATTATTTTTAGCTTCAAAAAATGGTTTAAGTATATCTGGAAATGGAACTAAACCTTTAAAAGATTGAACTGTAACAGCATCTTTAAATTTTTCTATAGCTTTAGGATCTTTATCAAAATAATAATCTAAAAATCTTTCAGTTCCAGTACCAAATATTAATCCAATTTCAAATGGTTTGGGTATTGGATAGTATGTTCCATTTACTTTAATATGCCAAAATAAATCTTTTCTCCATTGAGGTAAATCTTGATAATCTGGATCATCATGGTTAGCCATCCATAATAATATAGAAGGTAATTGCACATACATAAAAACTTTAGCATAAGTTTGTAATGGTCTATCTTTAAATGCTTTTATTGTTTGATTTAAACCTTGTATTCTAGCATTAAAAAAAGCAGAAATTTGATTTAATCCTTGAATAGATGCACCCATTCTTCTGTAATCAATAGGATTATCTCTAGTTTCAACTGCTGATTTTTTTATAGCTTGGTCTTCTGATAAACCTCTTTTTAAATTTCTATCAAGAGCTAGTTTAAAATTACCAGCTCTATTAACTTTTTCAGAAAATTCAACATATATTCTAAAAAGTTCTGGAATATTTTTTATATAATTTATTGGTCTAGTTTTTGTAAAATATTCTTTTACTGTTCTATCAAAATAAGTTCTATCAAGAGTAACTATAGAATTTTGTACTGCTGGTGATTTTGAGTATTCTTCATAAACTTTATCTAAACCAAATTTTTTTCTTGTAGGTTTTAAGACCATACTTATTCCCATTAAAGTTTGAAAGTAAGGAACATACCAACCTTTACTTAATATAGCTGAACTAAAAGCATCTCTTGATACATTGTTATATACAAATTCCGCAGCTCCTGTAGCACCAGCTCTTAATGTTCTTGATGGTAAACTAAAAAAATCAGCTAAGTATCTAAATATTCCTTTTTCAAAAGTTTTTGTTGGTCTTGCAAATGCTTCACCTACTTCCCAAACTTCTCTTTTACCATTTCTATAAACTACAATTTCTGTATCTTTTAAATATCCACTTTCTTTTCTAAATACTGAAAAACCATCAACAACTTCTGGCTTTAAACTCTTAGGATTTTCTACTACTTGTTCAAGTTCTTTAGCTGAAATTTTTGTTTCTTTAGTTCTTTTTGGAGAAATTTGAACTTCTGGAAAAGCATTAGGATCTACCTTTCTAACTTGTTCAATCATTTCTAAGAATGATAAATTTGCTTCATTTCTTTTTGCTATAGTAACAAAAGTACCAATATTATTATATATGCTTTCAAATGGATCTATAATTTTTTTCTTACTGCCTTTAAAAAACTTTAATGGATTTCTAACATTTTTTGAAAAATTACCACTACCAGCTTCTTCTAAAAAATCTCTATAAAAAGGAACAAAATCTTTATTTGCTTTTAATGCAGCTTGATAAACTTCTTTAGATATAACTCCAGCATCAAGTAAATATTTTAAAGAAAGTTCAGATACTTTAACAATATCTCTAAATGGTTTTTCAAATTGTTTATTTTCTTTTACAAATTTTTCAGCAGCTTTTATATTAACTCCTGTTTCAAGTTTTTGTGCATTTTTTTCTATAGCTCTTTTTGAAATAGAATATCTAATAAAATCTTTATAAGTAGATAAATCTTTAATATTATTTTCAATAAATATTTTTTTCATTGAAGGTCCTATAACTTTATCTGTTTTAAAATCCATAGCACCTCTTTCAATAAAAGATTGAATTGTATTTTTTACACCATGTAATAATTGAAAATTTTCATAAGGAGAAATATTTTCTTCATATTTGACTCCATATTTTTCTGCTTTTTTTTCAGCTCTTTTATAAACATGATTTTGATCTATAAGATTATAAAACAAATCATCTATAAAATTTTCTGTTTTCCAAATTCTTTCTTTAGTTTCATAAGAGATACTTTTATCTAATTCGTTTCTTGTTTCGTCTTTTACTTTGTCTGCTTTTTCAAATTGTTCTTTTGTTAATGGTTCTTGTTTATTTTTTAATTGAGATTCTAATTCTTTAATTTGATTAATAATAGGTTCTATTTTTTTATTAGTTCTTTCTGCAAGAATAGAATCAACCATTCTATACATTTCATCCATAGAAATATTGGGATTTTTTTTCTTTACTTCTTGCTCTACCTTTCTTCTATCTAAATTATTTTGTTCTCGTGAATCTTTATAAATTTTTTTATTTTGTTCTTTTAATTCTTTAATTTTTTGTTCTATTGTTTTTTCTAATGCTATATCCCTATATGCTCTTGGTGTTTCAATATTTTTTGAATTAAGATCTTCCCAGATAGTTCTATCTTTTACTACATCTTCAATAATATCTATTGGTTTTTTACCTGTCTTTGCAACTACATTATCTAATTTTGATTTAGGAGCTTTAATATTAAATGGTGCAAACAATAAAGATGTTACAGCAAAATCTTCTGCTGTTGGCATATCTTCACCCATAGCAACTCCTGTTGCAGTATATGCTGTTGATTGTGTTAAAGTTCTACCAACAATATTATTAACAATAGGATTTGTAAAAGGTAATAATGCAGGAGCTTTATAAGCAGCATATAATTTTGCTGCTGTCTTAGCACCTTCTGATAAACCTTCTTCTACAAAAATATCCCACCATTCAGAGAAACCTTTTACCTCTCCTCTTTTTAATGCTTCGGAATATATTCCTTGAATAGCACCAGCACTAAATCCACCACCTATAACTGCTCCACCTGGACCACCAACAAAAGTACCAGCAACAGCACCAGGAATAAATGTTGGTATTTCAGCAACCAAACCTACTGCACCTTCAGTTAATTTTTCTAAAAAACCTGTACCTTCTGGTAAAGGTTGATCAACTTTATAACCCCATTGACCATCCGAATGATATTTAATCATTTTATTTAAACCAGAATTTCCTAATGCTCTTTCAAAAGATGGTTTAAATTGATACCTTTCATCATTTCCTAATAAAAATTTTTGTATTCTGTCTGGAGCATTATCATCTGGAATTTGATCAACATCTAAAATTCTACCATAGCCAACATCCTTTTCTACCTCTGTATAAATTGATTGCCAAAATTTTTGTATATCAGTTCTATCAACTTCTTTCTGACCAAACTGTTCTGATATTATTTTTAAAGGAACATTACCTTGTTTCATTTCAAGAAGTTTATCTTCTTTAAATTTATTCACTTGATCAATAGGAACTCCTGCTTTGATCATGTCATTTATTTGGTCTACTACCAAAGGCATTATTGCTCCTGTTTTTTAATTAAATATTCTTGGTATTCTTTTGAATTTATATAATCTTCATAGGATTTATGAACATCTGGATTCCATTGAGGCGGAACTAAGATATTTTCATCTAATGAATCAACATTTTTTTCTGAAATTAATTTTGTTAATAAATCTTTATTTGGTTTAAATTGTTGTAAATTTTTTAAAATAAATTTTTTACTATTAATATTTAAAACTTCATTTATATTTTCTCCATTTCTTATAGCTTCAGAAAAATTAAATATCATTTGAGATTGAAAATCATTTAAACGATTATCAACAGTTGTATCTAAATATTGTAAAGAACTTGGTCCTTCAACAAAAGGTTGAAGTTGCTCAATAACAGAATATAATTTTTTATGATTATCAACAAATACTTGATTGTTTTTATTTGGTAATAAATAATTAATATAATAACCAAATTCTTTTTTAGAAATACCATCGCCAACTCTTTGAGTAATACTTTTAGCTTCTGTTTCTCCTTCTAATTGAAAAGGTGTAATGTGATCTGTAATTTGTCCAGATAATATTGCTTTCTGAATATCAAAATTTTTATAATAATTATTAACATTAGAAAATTCTTTTTGACCTATTTTTGTAGATAGTTCTACAATTTGATTTTTAGCATCTAATTCATAATCATTTTTAGGTTCACCAAAAATATTATTGATTTCAAGTTCTGTTAAAGTTTCTAATGATTGAGAATCATTAAACATTTTTTGAAAATCATTAATACTTTTTTGTTTTGATTCATTAAGAACAGCATTGTTTCTATTATTTAATTCTGCTGTATTAGATCTTCTTACTGTTTTAGCATGATCTAATATTTCTTTTTTTTCATTTTCTGGTAGAGATTGCCATAAATTTATTTTGTTTATATCACCACCAAATGTAGCATCTTTAATTTGATCATAAGCATCTATAATAGATTGTGTTGTACTATCCTCTGTTAATTCCATACCATCAGTAAAGTATGTTTTTTTATTTTCAAAAATTTGTTTATCAGCAGTAGCTAATATATTCATCTGATCTTCAGCAGATAAAGCATCAAATTTATTTATATTTTCTTTTAAAAATAATGGATCTTTAACAGCTAAATCATTTGCTAATTGTGATTGACCAAACTTTAAATAATTTTGTATATCAAGTTTTTTTATACCTTCATCTTCTTTTAAATAATTTTTTTCAACTACATCTAATATATTATTTTTATAAGGTTCTAAATATTCAATACCATTTAATTTTAATGCTAGAGATTCTTTTAAAACAAAATCATCTGTTACATTTCTTGTTTCTTTTATTTGTGAATTTCTTGAACCTTCTAATGATTTTATTTTAAATAAACTAGCAGTAGAATAAAATTTATTTTCTAATGCTTTTTTAGTAAAATTATCTAAACCTTGTAACTTTGTATTTCTTGCGTAATTCCATAATTTTTCTACATCATTATCATAACCAGAAGATGCTTCACTAGGATTAGGATTGGCACTTGTTTCACTTTGAATTGAATACAAACCTTTTGTTCCATCTTCTTGATTAACATAAAGATCAGATAATATTTTTATTGCTTTGTTATTAGCTTCTTGTTGTTTTTCTTTTACATAAAGTTTAGTTAAACCACTTGTTAATGGTGCAGTAGCAGTTGCAATATTTTGACTAGGATCAATAGTAGTTCCACCAGTTGTACTTGGTGCTTCTGCTGTTGGTCTTGTTTTTGCAGTAATTACAGGTATAGTTGGCATTTATTATTTTATCCTTGCATTGTTAATAGACTTGTACCTAACTGAGTACCTAATCTTATTTGTTCAAATCTTGCTTGTTGTTTTGCAATGTCTGCATTTATTCTTGCAAAAGATGCTTCTTCAAATTTTTTAGCTTGTGCTATTTGAGAATTATATCTTATATTATTTCTTTCAATTTCTGCTTCTCTTAAATTATTTATTTCAATTCTTCTTCCAGTTCCTTCTCCTCTAACGACACCAGATTTAGCAAGAGCAACTTTTGTTTTACCTTCTAATTTTCTAAATTCTTTATCAAATTGTGCTAAATCAAATTCTGTTTGTTTAGCAATAAGTTCACCTTCTTGTTCTAATACAGCAGCTTTTCTATTTAAAACTGCTTCATTGTAAGCACCTATTTTACCTGCTTGAACAACTCCTAATGCTGTACTACCAATAGCTACATAAGGAGCAGCTGTTGTTGCTGCTGTTGTAACTGCTGGTGCTGCGGCTGCAATCCATCCCATTAGAATAACCTCGCATACATATATTGATCAGAACCATCGAAACCAAATTTTCTCATTAAACCTTCTTCCTGTAAACCTAACCATTTAGCAAATTTTAAACCAGTTGTATAGTCAGCTCTTACAGCAGTTTGAACTCTTTTGATATTGTTTTCTTTAGCAACTCTTGCAAAATCTTTCTTAATAGCTTTAGCAACAAGTAAAGGATGTTGCAATACTTTGTTCGTAGCAATCACCCAACCTTCTGCAACTTGTCCCCAAATGATTTTCATACCTGCTGCAAAGATAGGTTCACCATCAATCATACCAGTAAATGCTAAGTTATCTTGCTCTAAGTTTATTGGGTTGCCATCAAATTCCATATCTTTATCCATCAATACATGATTCATTCTTTGCTTCATAATGTATTGACCATGTTCTCCTTTGTATTTAACAATATTTAATATGCTATCCATCGTTTGTTTGTAGTTTAGGATATAGAGATAATATAGTTAAAGGTAATGGTTGTGTTTGTCTTACAAATATAAAACCATCAGTTTCATAATCACCTCTGAACTCTACTTCCTTATCTCCTGTAAATACATTAACTCCACTATTCATAAGATTGGCAGAAGATCTGAATGGTATTCGTTCCATGTTATTTAAGTCTGAACCAACCTCAACACCAATAGATTCATATAATCGAATTGTTATTTCATATATTCTTTTAGTCTTACTTTGTGATGTACCATTCTGTGAACCTGCATCTATTCTCATTGTTTGTAATAAAGATGTGTATGGCAAACCAACTTTAACTTTTGATGCTGATCTTTCTAAAGTAATCTCACCACTTGAAACTGTTTTATTTGGATGAGTTGCACCATCAGCTAAGATTGAAACTTCTTGACCTTCAAGATGAGATAATCCAGATATAGTTGTAACTGCACTACCATCATAAGATAATTGTGAATCTAAAAAATTAAATGAAGTATCATCTGTTTCATCAAAATCTAAATTATGTAAATATTCTATATATCTTTTTGTTACACCATTAATTGTTCTTTTAACAATAACCCATATTTGATATTCGCTATCATCAGTAGGTAATACTTCAACACTTTCACAAACTGCATTACCACTTGAAAATGTTCCACCAAAAATATGTCTATGCCAAGCAACTACTTGCTGTTCTCTTTGATAAGTTAATCCTAAAAGTTCTCCATCAGTTCTAACACACCAAACAATACTATTTGGTTCTTCTTGATAAGCCATTTGTGTAATACCAGATTCAGTAATATGTTCTGAAAGGATAGTCAAATCTGGAGCAACATAACCATCTACATCAAAGTTGTAAGCTAGTTCTCTAATTTTTCTTTTAGCACGTTGTAAAAATAATGTTGCGTTACCTACAGATATACCATCTACATTTGCTGCACCATGATTTGATTGTTTATTAATTGCAATGTTTGTTGGTGTAATAGCAACTCCACTTGATGTTGCACCACCAGTAACTGCAAACTCACCACCAGCAGTACCAATAATTAAAGTTCTTGTTGCTGTCATAAATCTAATTGCGTTTACTTGGTTAGATGCGATTGTGTAAATAATAGCATCATCATCTGCTACTGTACCATGATAGTTATCATCAAAGTTTTCATAATCACCAGACTTAGAAAAAAATATTGTTTGTGGTTGAGATAAAGTTGCTGCGAATACTAATCTTTGTTCAAAGAAGGTTACGCAAGAAGGATAACCAGTAGTGTCAGAAAATGCTCCTAATGCAAAATCTGTTGTTGTTGATGAACTTATTCCTAGATCAACAATAACAGTTCCCACAACTACAGTTGTAGATGTAACAGAAGTTATTTTAAAATGACCATCTTGGATGTGAACTAATCTTCCTACATCTGTAGATAAAAAACCTTGATTAGAATTAATACCTGTTGTTGAACTTGCTGTTACAGTTGTAGTTTGACCAACACTTTTATGTGATGGATTTAATGTAGTTGTTTCAATATTGTGATCCATGAATGGTCCATTAGAAATTACATCATCAATCAATGTCCAGTTTGTGTGACCTGTTCTGGCTAATTTTTTTACAGGATGATTAGGATGACAAATATACATAACGTCAGCAGATTGTGCGAACTTAATATCAAACAATTCTGCTTCTAAATATGGTGAACTAATTTCATAAGCTGAACCACCAGATAATATTTGACCATTATCTTTATAAAATCTTATGTATTGATTTCCAAACTCAAGTATGTAGGTTTGTACTGTTGAAAATTCAAAAGCAATTAATCTAGTTTTTTTTGTGCTATCTTTTACTTCTGCTACAAACTGTGTACCACTTCTTCTTGCTGCACTTCCATGTGGGAAGATAATCATGTTCTCTAATGTCTTACATCCTGTAGGATATTTAGCTAGATCATTTCTACCATCTAATCTTGGAGATAATTCACCACCTGTAAAGTTCGTTAATTGAACAGCAACTCTAGCCATGGGTTAGTACCTTGCGTTTATAAATGAAGAAGCTCCAACAACATCTGATTGACCATTATCTGGATTAGTGTTTTGACCTTCAGTAGCATCTACAAATCTTGCTTCTTTTAATTTATCTTGAAACAAATTGTACATATTAGAAGCAACAGGATTAGATGATGTAACTGCGTAGGCAATGTCAGCAGCTAATGCAGCTGATATAGTTTCTCTTAATAGTTCATCATATTGATTTGGATCTTCAATTCTTGCAACATATTGTACTCTTAATGTGCCATGGTTTGCTAAAATTTTTCTACCTTCAATTTTATAATCATAATCATAATTTAAAATAGTTAGAACTCTCAAACAATCTGCTGGTAAAGTAAACTGATAACTAAAACCCCATGAAGGTGTTGCTGTATCTCTTGCAAGTTCAGCTCTTTTAATTAAACAATTCCAAGGATGAGATCTAAATAAACTATCTCTAACTTGTGTGTATCTTGCGTTGCAAAGTCTTGCGTTCTTTGAATCTTCTGTCAATGATAATATAGTTGATGCACCAAGTTGGTTTAATGCTCCATTACAAATATCTACTACTGATGCCATATTACTTCCTTATAATATACTTTCTTCTAATCTGTCTATCTTTTTCTAAAGCAAATATCTCTGCTTCAGTTCTTTCTAGCTTAGCATCAAATCCATGATGTACTTTGCTAGTATTTTTATATCTGTCTACTAATACATACCTGTAGACATAATCCCCTTTTCTAAAATGTAATACTGTTTTCAAATCTTTTATTTGTTTCATAATGATAGATGGGGGATTGCTCCCCCACCTAAATTAAAGCGATTATGCTTCGTATGCTTGGATTTTAACTACTTTGTCTTCTTCCATTCTAGTCGCACCGAATGCAGCAGAATAGTAAACTTGAGTAGCATATCCTTTGTCAGCTCTTTCATCGATTCTAGCAGTAGCATCTTTACCAACTGCTAAAGCGATTCCATCACTTACGAAAGCAATACAATCTCTAATTTGAGATGCAACAGCTAATCTGTTAGACACGATGAAATTAAACCCTAAGAAAGTATTAATATCACCTTGTGCTAATGCTTTAACTGTATTGAAATCACTAGAAGTCACTTCAGTAGTTCCTAACAAATCAGAGATTTGTTTTGGAGATACGATGATGTGTCTTGGTAGTGAAGGATCAACATCAGCTAAATCAATGATCTCTTTTGCTTCTCTTAACTTAGCAATGTTCATACCAGTTGTACCAGTTTCAGCTATGATTTGAGATGCAGGTAATGCTACTGGTGTACTTACTCCTAAAGGAAAAGTATCAGCAGAACCAGTTGCAGCAGTAATGATAGCATCATCCATTGCTCTACCCATTGCATAAGCAGCAGCTAATGCGTAAGTAGAAGTTGGATCTACTAACATTCTTACTTTGTCTAGATCATCGATAAGATCAGCAAACTCGTAATCAACCAATGAAACTCTTCTTCTTGAGTGAGGAGTATCAGATTGAGGAGTGTCTGAGTGCCTTGATGAACGAACAGATGCTGTAACACTTCCAACTTGGTCGAAGAAAGCATTTTTACCTGTAACAGATTCTAATCTAACTTTATCTCTAAGAATAGAACCTTTTTGTTGTGATAGCATTTGTATGTTAGAACTATATTGTTCTACAAATGCTGTTGTTATTTGTGTAGACATAATTGTCTCCTATTATTTGTTAAGTTATTATTAAACAAAATCAGAGGAGTTCTCAAAAATATTTGGCTTCTCTTGGATTTAAAGTCTTTTAGACTACAAGTCTTTCCTTGTCGTCAGTAAGGTTCTTTCGAATTGTCTTACTTTTCTTAGGCGAATTTTCATCCGCCTTAGAAACCCATTTATAATATTCGTTGCAGATTGGCAAGGGATTTGATTTTTGATTTTCTGATCCACTCTCCACTACAATACGAAGTATCTCTAATTTAATTTCTTTGTTATCCATTGCTCATCATTGTTCTTAATGTAAATACTTGCTGAACAACCTTGTCGTGATCTGGATGTGCTTTATTCCAATATGGACCATCTCGATCATTAACAATCTTAGATATTTCAGCATTATAATCTACACCTTGAGATACACTTTCAGATTCTGTGCTTACTAATTTATCTTCAGACATAAGGTTAGCAATGTTTGCAAAGCCTTTAATAATAGCAGGATGATCTCCTAATCGTGTACCATCTTTTAATTGCATATCTAAAATGTTTGCATCCATGTTTGCTTTAGCAACTGCACCTGCTTTTTTAATATTATCCTCATAAGCTCTACCCCATTCTTTTCGTAGTTCTTGTTCAGCATTTGCTTGAGCAGTTTCCATGTCTACTTGATTTTGTTGTACAGAACCTTCCATAGAATTTTTATAAAACTCTAAGATACCTTGAGCTTGTTTATTATTTAAACCAAGCTGATGAGCATTCTCTGCAAAAGATTTAATTGCACTTTCATCTAATGGAACAACATCTGA